AGCAATATCAAAAGAAAAGAGTATTAAATGAGCTTTAAAAAAAATAAATATATAGTTATTAAAGAAGCTGTACCAAAAGAAATAGCAGAATTTTGTTACAATTACTTTTTACTTAAAAGAAATGTTGCAAGAACATTATTTGATACAAGATATATCTCTCAATTTACAGAGGAATGGGGAACTTGGAATGATTCTCAAGTACCAAACACTTATTCTCACTATGCAGATTTAGCTATGGAAACTTTGCTTATGAGAACTTTACCTATTATGGAAAAAAAAACAGGACTTAAATTAAATCCAACTTATTCATATGCTAGAATATATAAACCAGGTGATGTCTTGGAAAGACACAAAGATAGATTTAGTTGTGAAATATCTACAACTTTAAATCTTGGTGGCGATCCTTGGCCTATACATTTAGAGCCAAAGAAAAATGTAGGTATCCCCGATGGTAAAAAGATTACTGTAAAGAGTAATAACAAAGGCATTATAGTCAATTTAAAACCTGGTGATATGTTGGTTTATAGAGGTATGGAACTAGAACATTGGAGGGAAGAGTTTCAAGGTGATAACTGTGCTCAAGTTTT